GAAAGGAGCCCCGCCACTTGCGTTGGTTCTCTCCCCTGGTCGGTGGTGACCCCGCCCGATCGGTGTAGTTACACTTGCATCGTGGACGATCAAGGATCACTGTTTCCGATCGTTCGCCGTCGTCAGCGTGGCCGGTTCCGGCGCGGTTTCGATGACCACCTCAAGGCGTCGCGTGATCTTGGCCGGCTGGAACCGGTCGACGCCGATCTGATTGTGTTGTGTCGGGTGTTGGCCGATCAGGTCGACGCGGCGTGTGCCGATCCTGACGAGTCGCGCTACACCGTTGGCACACTCGCCAAGTGCTATCTCACGGTGCGGACCGCGTTGACCGGGCAAGCTGGGGAGTCCAATGACGCCGATGACCTTGCCGGCATACTCGCCGCGGTACGCCACCAACGCACCGGCGAATAGCTTCACCATCGGCGCCGACGCCGCCGACTACGCCGCGCTACTGGGTCGCCCGTTCATCCCATGGCAAACACACCTCGCTGACCTTGCCGGCACGCTGACACCCGCGGGCCGGTTCCGGTACCGGCGTGTGGTGGTCATCGTGCCGCGCCGTGCCGGCAAAACGTTGGTGATCCTCGCCTATGCGATGGCTGTCGCCGGTCAACGCCGGATGGCCCGCGTGTTCTACGCCGCCCACCGCCGCGAAACATCGGCGGCGATGTGGCGCGATGATTGGTTTCCGCGCCTTGAGGTGTCGCCGTTGCACCCGCGGTACTTGCACCTGCGCCGCTCTAACGGCTCGGAGTCCGTCGCATGGCGTGGCAACGGTTCGATACTGCGCCTGTTGCCGCCCGATGGTGACGCGATGCGCTCATTCGCGTCCGATTTGGCGTTCGTGGATGAGGCCCGCGAATTCACGCTGCTGCAGGGTGAGGATTTTGAGGCGGCCGCGTTCCCGACACAGGCGACCGGTGACGGTGGACAATTCTGGATTGTGTCCAACGCCGGTGACATGTCGGCCGAGTGGTTACGCAAGTGGCGCGATATCGGCCGGGCCTCCATCACCGATCCTGATTCACAGGTGTGTTACGTGGAGTACGGCGCGCCCGATGGTGCCGATCTGGAGGATGTGGACCGCTGGCCCGAGTGGCACCCGGGGCTCGGTCATCATGTCCACACCGACGCCCTACTGGCTGACCGCGAGTCGATGCCGCCGGATCGGTTCGCCGCCGAATATTTGGGCGTGTGGCCCGAGGCGTTGGTGGATACCGCGCTTGTGGACGCGTGGAATCGTGGCACCGATGGCGCGGCCGAGCTGGCCGATCCGATCGTGCTCGCCCTAGAGCTTTCACTTGACCGGGATCGGTTCGTGATCGTCGCGTGCGGTGGCCGCGACGAACGGAGCGTGCTTGAGACGATCGAGGACCGGGCGCACGGCCCGTGGGTGACGGCGCGGGTGGGTGAGCTGGCCCGGCGGTGGAAGGCGGCCGCGGTGGTGTGGGATGCCGCCGGCCCGGTCGCCGCCCTCGCACCCGATCTGTTCGATTTGGCCGCGAACTGTCAAGCGTTACAGACACGGGCGGTGACCGCGGGTGCGGGTGCGATGTATGACGCCGTGCTGGCCGGCACGATCGCCCACCGTGGTGACCCGGCCATGGCCGAGGCGTGCGCGAAGGCCCGGCGCCGTGGCGCCCTCGGCGCGTGGTTGTGGGATCGCCGCCAACCCGAAGCGTTGCCATGGTTGGCCGCGTCGCTGGCCCGGTGGGTGTGGTCCGACCAAAACAGGACCGCTCCGAGCATCCACTAGCAAAACCCGGGCACCCGACACCCATCCCGGCAGTTACAGACGCTGAGAACGGCACACAGAGGCCACCGGTGCCGGTTCTTGACCACCGAGGTAGTTACCGCGATGGTGGGCGGGGTGAAACGGGGCCGCACGATCGCACGTAGCGAAGCGCGGTTACTGCAGATGATTTCCGAGGTGGTCGACGCCCGCTACTCCTCGGGTGATCTGACACCGTGGGAACTCCCGATCGTCGTGGCGTGCCGCCGGGTGCTCGCTGACACGATCGCCCAATTTCCGTTGGTGGCGATGACCAACGGGCAACCCCGCTCTCCGCAACCACCGGTGGTGGTCCGACCGGACCCGGGTGAACCGGCATGGCTCACCAAATCACGGATCGTGGACAACTTGACCCGGGCCGGTCATTGTTGGTTGGAACCGGTGGCGTTCGCCGCCGATGGCTGGCCGACCGCTATCAGAGTGATTGATGGTGAACGTGGCGCCGCCCAATATGACGCTGATGGCCGGGTGATCGAGGTGTCTATTGGTGGTGAGACATTCGGGATCGGCCCGGGCCGGGGTGAGGTGATCTGGGTGCCGTATCAGGTGGCCCGCGCCGGCAGCCCGGGTGACCCACCGTGTCGGGATTGTTGGCGAGCGATGGAATATCTCGCCGCGTTGTATGACATGGCCGGCAGCTTTTGGGAGGCCGGTTTCCCTTCCATCGCGTTGATGATCGCCCGCCGGCTCGATCCTGATGACGCCCGCAAGCTCAAGGATCAGCTGCTCACGTCGTGGGGCCGCCGCCACGAACCCACGGTGATTGACAACGGCGCCACCCTCGCACCCGTGGGTACCAACGCCGTCGACTCCCAGCTAGTCGAATCAATGGGGTGGGCTAATGCCGAGGTGGCCCGGGCGTTCGGTGTCATGCCGTCGATCGTCAACGTGGCCGGCGGCGACTCGCTCACGTATTCCACGACCGAGGGTGAATTCACCAAATGGCGTGCCATCGGGCTCGGCCCGTACATGACGAGGATTGAGGCCGCGTTCACCGACCTCATGTGGTTCGGCACCGTCGCCAATTTCGACACCACCAATTTTGTACCCACGGATATGGCAACCCAAGGTGTCTATTTCTCGCAAGCCCTCGGCGGCCAACCGTGGCTCACTGTCGATGAGGTGCGGTTCATCACCGCCAAGTTGCCACCGATCACCGAGGCCACACCGGCCCGCCAACCACCACAACTCAACGCCGACCGACCCTTGAGGAGCGTGCCCGCATGACCACCCACATCGCCCGCGAAGCATCCAACCCGGCCGTACAACCATCCGGGCAGCTCGATGTGATCCTGATGCCGTGGAACACACCCGCCGAGGTCAGCGATGATGGCCGCACCAGCTACACCGAGACATGGGAACCCGGTTCCCTGGTGCCGCGTGATGGTGGCTCGATCCCGGTCTACGGCTCACACATCATCACACCGACCGGGCTGGAGCGTGGCCCGTTGATCGGTGTCGCCCGTAACATCACCGACACCACCGAGGGACTACGCGCCACCTTGCAACTCGGTACGGATGAGGGACGCCGTATCCACGAGCTGGCCGCCCTCGGTGTCGACACCGCCGTCTCCATCGAGGCCGACGTGAACGAGGCGACACCAACAAACGGTGCGCTCACCCGTTCGGCCGCCGCTCCCTCGGTGCTGACCGGTGTAGCCACGATCCTGCCACCACAAAACCCGGCATACGCGGGCGCGTTGGTGACCGCGGTACGCGCCGCACCGGCACCGGTGATCTCACTGGAAGAACGCATCGCCGCGCTCGAGGCCGCCGCCGCCACACCCACCGAACCGGATGACCCCGACACACCCACCGATCCTGATGAGGACGACCCAGACAAAAAAGATGAGGAAACCGCCGTGACCGACACCGCTACCGCCACACCCACCACCGAGACAACCGGGCGTGCCGCGGTTGCCGAACTCGTGCGGTCCGAGGTGGCCCGCACCGCCGGCCGCACCGGCATCACCCGCGCGGTGCATCCGTTGGCCCGCTTCGAAACGTTGCAAGACGCCCTCAAAGCCGGGTACAGCGACATTGAGGTGGCCCGCCAGATCGGCCGGGCGATGGTCGGTAGGGCGCTCGCGGATCAGGTGACCACCGACCCGAATACCGGTGTGGTGCACATCGGGTGGATTAATCAGGTCTACGGGATCGTCGACCAGGGACGCCCGGCTATCAATGCGATCGGTACCGCGGCGTTGCCACCGGATGGTATGACAATCAACTGGCCGACGTTCGCCGGTGACCTGACCACCCTTGTCGGTGTCCAAGCAACCCAAAAGACCACGATTACCTCGGTGAAGGTGTCGATTGGTAACGCCACCGCCGCCCTCAAAACGTTCGCCGGTGGCTCCGATATTTCGATGCAGCTCATCAACCGGTCAAGCCCTTCCTATCTGGAGTCGTATTTGCGGATCATGGCCGGCGCCTACGCGGCGGTGACTGACAAGGACGCCGCCACCGGCCTCTCGGCACAAGTCACCCTGGCCCGCAACAATTTTGTGATCTATGACCCGGCGGCCGCCGACCCAACCGGCGCGGTGTTGCGTACCGCGATTTTCACCGCGTCCACCAAGGTCCAAGCGGCGACCGGGCAGCCCGGGACGGTGATCCTTGCCGGGTTGACTGCGTTCGTGAAGCTCGGTGGTCTGTTGACACCGGCGCCGGTGTTCAACGCGTCCGGTACCGCCAACGCCTCCACGTTGGATATCAACGTCGACGGGTTGCGCGTGGTCTATGACCCGTACCTCACCGCGACAGAGATTCTCGTGACGAACGGGCTGGCCGCACAGTGGCGCGAAGAAGGACCCCAAACCATCCACGCCACCGACGTGGAGCGATTGGGAGAGTCCTACGCGGTGTGGGGGCTCGGACTGTTGACGCCGACGATCCCGACCGGTGTGGTTGGGTTGCGTGCCGCCGCACCCACCACCGCCGAGGCCCAACAGAGCTTCGAGGACGGGTATCTCACCGAGCCACCCGAGAAGAAGGCCAAGTAACCGCCGATGTCTCTGCCGGCCGATCCGCGTGAGCCGTATGTCGCCGTTGCCGAGGTGGCGGCCGCGCTCGGTGTCGACCCTGCCGACACCGATGGCCGGGTGGCCCGCGCCGTTGACACCGCCGGCCAGATCATTGACAGTTATTACGGGGCCGCCACGGTGGCAGCGAGACTGCCCGCACCACCGTGGCCGGCACCCGTCATCGAGGCCGCACTGGTCATCGCGCAGGATGTGTGGCGCCGCCGGTCGACACCGGGAGGCTATTTTCAGGTGGTCGACTTTGTTGGCCGGTTGTCGCTCGATCCGGCGAACTCTGTGGCGATGCTGCTCGATTCCATCGGTCGTGAAGTCTGGCCGGTCGCATGACACTGGCCGAGCTTTTTGCCGCGTTGGGTGCCGCGCTCGGTTCGGCGTTCGATGAATCATGGGCGGTATGGGCCTATCCACCCGATCAGACCGCGTTACCGGCGGTGTGGCCCGAACTGGACACCACCCACACCGCCGGCATCACCGGGCAACGCGCCATGCGCGTGGTTGCAGCGATATCGGCACAGACATCGGCGGCCGAATACGCGCGACTGTTCGACGCCCACGATCGGCTCGACACCATCACCGGCGACAAGCTCGGCGGTGCCGTTGGTGTCACCTCGCGGGATGCCTATGTCGGCACGGTCACTGTCGGCACCACCGAGCACACCGCGCTCATTTACACGTTCACTCTGTCTATCCCGCTTCCCTGTTAGGAGTCACCCATGGCCCGTACCGCGATCATTATGAACAACCCGACACTCAAGCTCGCCACCACCCAGGCCGGTTTGACCGCCGGTGTGCAGTATGAGTGCCAGCTGACCCAGGCGATTATTAACGCCGTACCGAATTTCAACACCATCCCGGCTACCGCGTGTGCGCCGGCAACCCAGAGCCCGGGCAAGACCGGGTGGGAGCTGCAGGCTGACTGGTTGCAAGATTGGACCGCGTCGCTCGGTGGTCTTTCCGGTTTCGCCTACACCAACGATACGAAACCGATGTGGTTCGAACTCGTGGTGGACACCGGCGCGCCAACGGTGAAAGCAACCGGGCAGGTCTATTTGGTTTCCGGGTCGTATGGTGGCCCGATCGGTGACGGTTCGGCGTTGGCCGCGTCCGCGACGTGGCCGTGCTTGGATAAGCCTGTCATTACGTTCCCGGTGACCGAACTCGCCGCCGATGATGTAGAGGCCGCGTGAACGGTGACCGCCAGCGCCGATTTGCGACGGGTTGCGATCGAGGTCGGACGCGTACCCGATAGCGGACTCTATGCGGCCGCGAAATTGGTCAAACGGATCGCCGTCGAGGAAGGTACCCGGGCCGGTTCACCGATGGCCGGCAAACATCGGCGGCCGATCAAACTCCGCGCCCGCGACAAAAACATCCGCCCGCTGGCGGATGGGCGTGCCATCCTGATCCAAGGGACACCCGCGGGCCCGTGGGCGTGGCGTACATCGGGCACCGCGCCGCACACCACCCGGCGCCGTAAACGCGGGCCCATGAAAAAGATGACCGTCCACCATCCCGGGTCGACCGGTCGTGGCGCGTGGTTGTATGTGATCGCCCGCGCCGAGGATTTGGTGCCGCGCATCTTCGCTGACGCTGTGAATAGGGCGGTGGAGTGATGGCCGGCCCAGACCCAAAAATTCAAGTTGACATCACCGCCCGCGACAAAGCATCCGAGGTCATCGAAGGTGTAGCCGATGAGGCCGCCAAACTCGAAGAACTGTCGCCGGAAATACCGATCGGCGCCGACACCGCCACCGCCACCGCTGATATCAAAGCGGTGGCCGAGGCCGCCGAGGCCGCCGCCCGCGCCGATCACGAACTCGTGCTACGCGCCAAAATCGACCAGGCCAAAGGCGAACTCAAAGCGTTACAAACCGAGCTTGATACCACCGGCCAACACGCCAAGGATGCCACCGACCAGCTTGATCGGGTCGACAGTGGTGGCGGTTCGAACCTGCGTGGTAACGCGATAGCCGACCTCACCGGCCCGCTCGGTGAAGCATCCGGCGCCGCGTCCGATTTCGCCGGTGTGTTCGACGGGCTCGGAGATATCGCCGGTGAAACCGCGTCCAAACTCGGACTGTCACAGGATGCCGCCGGCAAGTTGTCGGGGATGATCGGCGGGCTCGGTGTCGCCGTTGCCGCCGGCGCCGCGGTGTGGTCCCTGTGGACCGCCCGCCAAAAGGCCGCCGAGGCCGCCGCCAAAGAACACCGCGAACAGATCGAGGGGCTCGCGGAGGCGATACGCAAGGGTGACCGCGAGGCCGCTACCGCCAACTTTCACAAGCTGTACGACGAAGCAATCAGCTCGGCCGAGAAATTCGGGCTCAAGGCCGAGGATGTGACCCGGTTCCTATCCGGTGAAACCACGGCGATTCCCGGGCTCACCGCCAAGTGGAAAGAGCTATCGGCGGCCCGTGATGCCGATGTGGTT